CTTCTTCTTCTTCTTCTTCTTCTTCTTCAGAGCGAGAAGTTGGACGACGACTACTTGCAAAGGATCATCGGGTACTTGGAAAATTTGTAAAAATGCTAGAAATGGGCGTTCCTCTGCCCGCCGTGAAACAGAAAATGGCCATGACTGGGTTAAAAGAGAGTATCGATGGAATCTCCGGGTCGTCGCCAATGCCGGAAGAGTGGCTGGTGAGTCATTTCAGCGAGTCTTCCGCAAGTGAGCCGAGTGCAAGTGCTGTATCATCGGACAGCGTCTTCACAAGTGTACATTTGACAAGAGCAGAAGATAGGAAACTAACGCAATTTGATAGTGTGCATGCGGTTGCAAAGAGCGATTCGCGGTTTCCAATTACACTCGAACTGATTACGAATGCGCTCTCTTCTTTGAAGAAGATCTCTTCGAGATTCGGATTTTGAGTTTTGGGGATTCTACTTTTACTACCTTCTGTATCGCCCTTCCGCCATTTCTTGCGATCCTCTTGCTTTTCAGACTCTTGCTTCTTCGAGCCCTCACTCGCTTTCTAGATTGAAGTTTCCAGTCGCCACCTATATTGTCTGTTCGTGGAGGTGGCATGAGATTATTGACATTCGCAAGTAAATCATCTTTAATTTTTTTTATAATCTCGTCTTTGATATCTTCCTGTAAACTAGTTGTTTCTTTGAGAGTATCTTCAACCTGCTTCATGACGTTGTCTATAAACGTCTTCAAATCTTCATCTATGCCTAGGCTCCCTTCAGGCTGTTCAGGTTGTAAAGATATCTCACCAGATGCTTTTGTTTTATCTTCTATAGTCGCAATCAGGCCATTTGATTCGTCTTCAATATACGGAACCTCTCCTTCAACTATTTCGTCACTCATTCTTCTTCTTTTTTGACTTTAACTATAAATAGAGAGAAAAAATAAGACGTATCTCGAAATATTTTTACTTTTTCCCTTGTTTCCTCGGTTTCTTAACCGGTGGAGGGGGAACGCCCATTATGTTACTGAACGATGTTTCTCTCTTCAGCTTCAACTCGTTTTCGTGTATGACTTCCTGCACGACATCTCGTAGTGCAGAAACTCCTGCCACCACTATTGTCTCGTTTTCTCCTTCTACTGTTCCTTTTACAGTCACAGTTATAGAAGACTCCTTGTCGTGTAGCATACTCTCATCTTCGTGGGACATTCTCTCTGCAGTTGCGAGTATTCCTTTTTCTTTCTGATCCAGGTGATAAACCGCTTCTTCCGGGTAGATTTTCGCATATTGGATTTGATCCGATTCCGTGAGACTCTTTACGTTTTCTAGAAGGCTTTCGTTTTCGCTTGCCTCTTCTTCGTCTTTCTCCTCCTCTACTTCAGCTCCTATTTCGACACGAACTGTTTGCGAACTTCCAAGGTCCACGATCACCCCATCTTCATTCTCCCTTTCTTCTACGCCTCCGTCCTCACCCAACTCCGAGATGTCAGCAAGCGATCTCTTTGCCGAGAAAATTCTCTGTTTCAGTGATTTTAAGTTGTCTTTCATATGCTGGATCTTCTCAAAGACGATTCGAAACTCGTTTTCACGCAGTCGTGTCAGAAAATTGGTTATATACTCGCTCATCTTCTGTCTGATTCCGGAATTTAATTCTCGTTTCTGATGCAACACTTTACACTACGCGTGTACAAAAAAAATTGAAATGCGAACGATGTGTTCACAAACACAAATGCAATTATAAATGCATACGCTTATTCATCCCATTCCATTCAGACCTCTTCCATAGCGTCGGTCTTTGCACAGACTTCCGATTCAAACGCTGCGAGTTTCGCGGCGTCTTCTTTTCTCTGATACTCTGTAATTTTCGCGAGGAGAGTTTCGACTTTTTCATTCAAATCTACTATCTCATTCTTCATTTCCACGACCGTGTCGTTGATGATACGAAATTCGTTGGAGTACAATTCGTTGCGGACTTGCGCAAGTATCGTCGAGTAAAAAGTTGTAGATTGGCTCATTTTTTGCTCAGTTAGAGGAGTGTAGGTATTTTTCTTGATGGCTACTTAATTACTACACTCGAAAAAATTTCGAATTGGAGAAACGTACTTTTCATCAGGGATTCGTTTCTAAACACCTGTAGAACCGAAACCGCCGAGTCCGCGATGTGTTGCTTCTGAATCCTCGATCTCCTTCTTCAGAACCCATTGCAGAGGTTGAAGGGATGAGTCGCACACTTGAAAGAATCTGGCGCCTCTTTTTACAAAGAACGATTCGCCGGATATATTATCCACCGCCACTTTCAACGTATCTCTGTATCCTGCATCGATCAGTCCGACAGAATTCGCCATTCGAAGCGGTGTCTTTGAAATAGACGATCTTGGCAAAAGGAAAAAAGCAGACGTCTTGCCCTCGCAGGTTCTTAGAACTGCAGTCACTCCAAGATCTAGAATTTTCATGGAATTCGCAGGAATCTCGACATCTTCTGGCATAAATAAATCGATCCCGGAATTCTCAGATGGAGAGGAGAGCGCAGGATGGTTCTCGTATAGACAAGCTACAGTTTCGTCTTTAAAAGCAAACTCGAAATTCGGTATGGAGTATTTACCCATGAATTTCTCGAAGAACTGCTCAAACGTTTTCTCTGGATTCGCCGCGTCAAACCCTTCGGCTACTTGTGGCGCATTTTCGCCAAGAAGACTCTTGAGAATCTTGTCGAAATCGATGTTATTACTTCCTTCGCCTTGAATTTTTCCAAGTAAGCTTCCAAATAAATTTTCCAGTCCGCCGCTCAAAGACTCAGAGGAAGGCTCTTCTTCCTCTTCATCCTCTGTTCCCTCGGAGCACTCTCCTTCTTCCTCATCTTCTTCATTGGCAGCGATAACGTCAGTAGTTTTAGACGTATCTGTGATCAAATCATTTTCTATCGTTAGATTCTCAAGAACGGTTTCTATATCAATAACTGTGCAAGTCATGTTCTATCTTTTTTTTTTCTTGTCTGTAAACAGGAGTAAATAATCGAGTATTATAATCTTTTACTGAAATTATTCTCTTTAAATCATAGAATTCTTTCGTTGTCTACAGAGGCTAAAGTATGTAGAATTAGAATAATTATACATTTGAACCAGAGGAAGCATTCAGCACTTTGCCTAGTTCGCTGGATTCTAAAAACGTTTTAAAATCATATGCGTTGGCAAAAGAGAGCTCAATCTCATTACACTTCTTCTGAGATCTTGCTACTCTTGACATTGTCACTTTCGAAGAACTGCTTCTTTTAGCGAGCTCAGAAGCAAGAATAGCTGGGTCAACACAAATATCCATCAGGGGAATGAATCTCTGTTTCATACAAAAGAGCATTTCGTCCACGACATCCGGGTTTTTCAACTCATTCATATCTTGACGAGCTGACGTGTCGTTTCTTGGGCATCCACCCTCACTCGCACTCGCACTCACATCCTCTTCTTCGCAGAACAAAAGTCCATCTTGCAAGAATGGATCATATTCCATCTTCCAAGAACGACAAAGTAGCAACTCGCTGTACCTCACTTCTCGCGATTCAACGGAAGAAAACACTTCCAGCTTCAGACTCGTGTTGCCTAAACAAGTGTTTCGCTGATTGCTAACAAGCGTACATCTTCCGCGAAGTAAAAGTCCGTAACAGTCATCGTCTCCAATTCGAACACCGAAATATCCCTCGCGATCGCTTCTCTCTTCTGCAAACGTGGAAAAGAGCTCGCCCTCAAGAATGCGAGTATGCAAATCATCCGGCATATCAAGAATCCACATGAATTCGTCGTCCTGAGCAGTTTCGGAGGTCGGAAGAGAGGAAGCAACAGAAGGGTCGACGATGTTACCAGAAGATCCAAAAGATGAAGTCGAACTTCTCTTCATTTTCCCAAATTTCTTTCTCCTCCTCTTTTAAAATTGTGAGACACTCCAACGCAACGAAATATATCGACCAGAGCGTCGAAATCGGGAAACAAAGAAGCGATGTTCTCGATATCGTAATTCAATCTTATGTAGTCGTGATGTGTTTTGTTGACGAAACTGTAAAGAAGAGAAGAGGAGGAGGGGACATTGGAGCTGGCATCACGATCCATGGAATACACGGACTTGTATATTTTACGCAGTCTCCCACCAATCGGAGTTGACACATTCTGAGTCAATGAAACATCGCGTCTGTATCCATCTTCCATCCATTTGTCCAAGCAAACATACAAGTACTCGCGCATATCAACATAGCGCTCTTTCGAAAGATTCAGTCGGTGCCGGAGCTCGGAATCACCAGCAATTCGTACGGTATCGAAGAAGCCAAAGGTTTTCCGGAAAACGGCCAGATTTGCGAAAAAAGTGATTTCCGCTGATTTCAGACGACCTGATATGCGACACGTGTATCCTGCATAACAAGCAAAAAGTTTGTAGCGCAGACACATGTCGTACTGCTTTTCCAATCTGTCGCGAAGAGAATAATCATCGGCGTCTTGAAATGTGATCCATTCCCCCCGAGCCATGCAGATACCAACGTTTTTTGCGGAGTAACATCCGACATTTCTTTCTAAGAGAACATATCGAAATCTAGAATCTCTCGAGAAATGCTCACAAAGAGGCACTAGTTCTTCTTTCACACTCTCGTCGCTACCATCGTCAATCAACCACAGCTCGAGATTCAGCCACGACTGGGTTAATATAGACACGATAGAGTTTCCCACATATTTTACACAGTTATAATGAGTCATGATGACAGAGATAAGAGGTTCCTTCTTCTGTAAGGAACATGTTGGTTGCATCTGGAGACCCGAATGGAGCGAGGATGCGGTAGGAAGCAGAAGCGGAAACTTGCATTCCAGCTCAACATATTTCGTTTTCATGGTCATCTTCTTATCTTTCAGCACCTTCACTTCTCTTGTAATCTCTTCTTTTTTTTTCTCGAAACCTAATATCAAACGCATTCTTTGCCAACAAGAACAAATGACAAAAACAGCCAAGGTTTTTCGCGGAGGAAATGATTCATCGATGAAAGCCAGTTTTAGGGATGGAATCAAGGAAAAATTAAAGAGTTTTGGAAACAAGATAACTAATGCCGTGAAATATGTTCGTAGCTTGCGCTTAGATTCCAAGAAAATATCGGATCTAATTGAACAAAAAAAGATAGTTCTGAAAGACTACGTAACGAAATGCACCAAAGAATTGAATTTGAAAAACGTAGCTGTCGTCTTCGTCGCAATTATCGTCATCGTCATTAGTAACCCTTTTCCATTTCATGTGAAGAACTTATTCATGACCATGCTCTATTCTGTACTGATGACAACGTTGTTCAGCAAATCTGCGGCATCCTTCTCGATACTTCGATCAATTGCAAGATCAACATCTAGTGCTAGTGCAACCAGTACCGACAGATATCAGGGCAATGAATATACTAAAGAACTTATGAAACAATTTATTGTAGAAGCGGGAGAAAGTTCAGCTCATGAGACGGCAAAAGAGGTTGATTTAACGTACATTAAAGAACAAATACCATACGTTGTCATTATCATAGTTTGTTTGTTTATTCTTGATCAATTCGTACAAGATCCTTCAAAGAGAATAGCATCTAAGATCCCGTTGCCAGATATCTTTAGAAGTATGATTGGAGCAATTTACAATTTCTTCAAAAATATGTTCCCAAATACATTCTTACCTGCTGAACTTGAATTACCCATGTACAGAGAAGACGACAATAATCAAAGAAGAAGTATGGCCGTTACATATGCAATGGTTTTCGTTTCTGTTATCGTCACAGTATTGAGTAATGAAATCATCACTCGAGACGATTTGCAAAAACGATGCGAATTAGTGTTTAAAATGGGTGAAGTATTAGCGAAAGATAATATTAAACTTATGGAGGGTGTTAACAAAAGTTCTGTATAACTTTGCTTTCCTTTCCTAAAATTTAATCTTCTGTATAAATTAATTTCACCATATCTTCAAAAACACTTAAGATAAAGAGAAGAAAAACATAAAATGTCCGATCTAGAAGCACGTATCCCAAATCCAATTCCGAGAGCATCTGGTAGCTCTTATATGCGAGCCCTTGTGCGTATCTCCAACGGTGACGTGAAATACTACCTTAATTTGCTGAATTCATCACTCAGAGAGCAAGTAAATCAAAACGCTTGTGCGTGCAAAGAATTCTTCCTATTCTCGTTTGCGATTATCTGTCAAATGTTTCAAAAACGAATTCCGCAGAAATTCAAGTGTCGAGAAGATCTTTTGCCTTTTGTTGAAATCTTAGAAAGAATGACGAGCAAGTTTAGTTCCCACGAAAAAGAGTTGGCTGAAACGAGTCTCCTTACGACGGCATGTCTTTGTCTCGTCGCATATCTTCTCGTGAAAAAAGCAGAGGGAAAAAATACTGACGATGATGCAAAGATCGAGAAATGTTCAAAAACTGGTGCGGCGAGTCACGTCGTATCAAAAGTTCTGTCGCAGCTCAAGAAATTGAACGAATTTGCCGAATTCACAGAATCGTTCAAAGCAAACGAACTCGATGAGCCTTCTTGTAACCTCTTGAAAATCTTCAAAAGACTTCTTCGCGATGATCTAAAAGTTCACATTCCTGCTTTCAAAGAAACGATTCAAGACTATTTTGCATTGAACGGGGACTCGAAATCTTCTTCTTCTTCTTCTTAGCCACTCGCCGTACGTGCAACTTCTGAGAGTTTTCAAATAAAGGAATAAACGCTACACTTCTCACTCCTTGTGCACCCAATTCAGTTTCTGAACCTCCATATACAAGTGGTTCTTTGGACCCTTGTGTTTCCGTTCTTGACGTCTGCTTTCGCTCACGTCTAGTATCCAAACCTTTTATGATTCTCTTTGCTTTTGGAAGAGCCACGTTTGACACGAATTTCTGGATGGTCTTCTTCGCAGATTTCATTTTATCCACAAAGACCTTCCAGTTGAGCAAAGCTCGTTTTTTCATGGATTCATAGAATTTGACATAAGCGTTCTTCTCTCTGTTCCTTTTCTGAAGAGATTCGTTTGTGAGTATGAGAGAGCCATCTTCCCCTCGCGCAAATTCATCGAGAACGTCATCCTCTGCTAAGAGCTGCTCTCGAATGACAGAGAATTTTTTCATGAGCTCTCTCTCCTCCTCGGCCATCTTCTCGGATTCATCTTTGGTGAGCACAGGAAAAGCAGAGTGTACGGAATTAATAACGGTCACTAGTTTGTTATATCTCGCTCTGAGTTCTTCGAGTGCAGAATAGCACTCTTCTGTAGATCTTTTCTTTTCTTCGTATTTCGGAATAGACTCTAGTAGACTAGATTCATACCCTTTCTGCATTGGTTCTTCCTTTTATCTTACCAGCAAATAAATTTTAGTCTTAAAGATATATTTACGAAAACTTTTACTCCGTTTAAGATTTAAAACGCCTGATAAAAAGGCATCTAAATCTCACAGCGTAAATCATGATTATGTGGAAACGTCCTAAGACACTCGGGAACCTCGTTCCCTACCAACGTAGCACCACTGATTGAGCCTCGGGCTCGTCGAAGGTATTCTGGACGCTCTTCTCCTCGGATTGCGCTCATAGCTAGTATCTCGGTTCCACAGCCTTGAACAAGTTCTACACTTGACAAGCCCATGACGCAAAATACTACCGCTTCTAAATGGTCTCGGGTTCTCACACTCTCGAAACGTCTTACACTCCCCATGACATGCGCTACAGCGGCAGCTGGTACGAAACTCATCGACCAGATAGACCTTGTAGCCTGCCCTTCGAAACAGCGTTTGGAAGCCCTTGCCCTTGATAGGCTCCTTGAACTTATGATGCTGGCGTTGTTCGAAATTTATCATGTGTTTCTACAAAGATACTTTGTTTTATGATAAATTTTAAGCTCCATGTACACGGTCGATCAATATGAACTCGTGCAAACATTTCGCCTTGCAAGTCGTAACTCCGTTCATCTCGTGCATTCCGCAGCTCTTGCAATTTCCATAGAGGAAATGATGAGACGCACTTCTTTCAGTAGAGTCCGGTTCTTCCGTGATCAGTTTGCAGTGTTTACATTCAAATTTATCTTTCGTTTCACAAACTGCGGGACTCCCTTCGTTTAGAAAACGTAACGCTCTTTGAAAAGACAATTTGTGTTTGTGTTGATTGAAATATTCTTTGTCATTCTCAAACCAACGCGCGAAATTTTCTATATGAAACATAACCTCAAAATCACGTACTTCCCTGTTTGGAATGAACTCAGTAATGTTAGTCTCAAGCTCATCTTTCAAAGAACTGTCTTCTAAACTCATCGAAAATAATTGTCTCAAGAATCGAAACGCCTCTATATGCTCAACATAACAATCTACTCTGGTTGATAGATACTTGAAGGATACTTTACGCCGCTGCTGCTTTGAAACATCATCTTCACGTTTCGACATCTCGTCCTCCCTCCAACGATAGTAAAAATGTTTCTTGTGACCGATAAAATTGTGAATCTGTAATATTTTTATTTCATTCATTCATCTTTTTTTAAATTAATAAAAAAATACCTTGAGTGTAAAAAGGTAAAAGGAAATGCTCGGGAGATGGACTTGAACCATCGACCTTTGGGTTATGGGCCCAACAC